CGGGCGACTACGGCGCGGCTTCTGCCACGGGCGACCAGGGTGCGGCTTCTGCCACGGGCGACCAGGGCGCGGCTTCTGCCACGGGCGACCAGGGCGCGGCTTCTGCCACGGGCTACCAGGGTGCGGCTTCTGCCACGGGCTACCAGGGTGCGGCTTCTGCCACGGGCGACCGGGGCGCGGCTTCAGCCACGGGCGACTACGGCGCAGCTTCTGCCACGGGCAACCGGGGTGCGGCTTCAGCCACGGGCAACTACGGCGCGGCTTCTGCCACGGGCAACTACGGCGCGGCGATGGCATCCGGATACGAAGGCAGCGTCTCTGGGGCAAAGGGCAACCCCCTGTTCCTCGTCGAGAGAAACGAGAAACACGAGGCCATCAACGTCTGGGCCGGCATCGCCGGGAAAGACGGCATCAAAGAAAACACGTTCTACACCCTCAAGGGCGGCAAGCCCGTCGAGGTTGAGTAGAGCCTGGGCGTGGAGAGCAACAATGCCTTCTCTCACTTACACAATGGATGAATTCCCGCTGTACATCAGGCGGTTTGTGGCTGGAAGAACGACCGAACATCCGGTCCAGGTCGTGAGCGGCCTGCTTGAAATCGACTGGGACGATGGCGACGGCAAGCCGGAGATCCTTCGGATCGCCCGCATCGAAATCGAGGACATGAACACGAAGGAAGTGTTCGAGCTGACAACGAAGGACTGGCTTTGGTCCGTGCTCGAAAGCGAGATCGACTACGTCTGGCACCATTCCGATGTGCTTGACCCCTACGAAGGCATGGGCCGCAAAGGCTTCTGGGAAGCCAGTAACGCCGACTTTGCCCGTGACGACCGCATGAGCCGGGAGGCCGCGTGAATGACCCTCCACGACATCATCAACAAGATGGCAGATGAGGTCTACGCCCACTGCCCTCAACCCTACACAGACCGGTCAATCGCCTTGTGCCTGCTCGAACAGGGCTATGTCGCCAAGCAATTCGACTGGTGCATTGACGAGATCATCGAGAGAGCGCGTGAGCTTTCCGAGGGACAGGAGAGGGCTGCGTGATGAGCACATTTCGCAAGGGCGACAAGGTGTCCGTCCAAGGAACCGTCGCCTACGACCACGATGGGACTCTAGTCCACCTGTTCATCGACATGCCAGACGGTGCCCAGATCATTGTCAAGCCCGATTCCGTATCGCTGGTTTCACAGAGGTTCGAGGCCGGCGACGTCGTTGATGTCAAGTTGGCAACGCGGATCGCCGCCGCAATGGTTTTGGCGGTCTCGGAAGAACATGGGATGGCGTGGCTTGATCTTGGCCCCGATGGGACGGCTCAGCAGCCGCTCGCCACACTCACCCGCAGTGAGCAACCCCGAGACATCGCCGAGGCGGCGTGATGGGTACCCTCTACTTCATCCTGAAATATTCGCCTGTGTGGATCGGCGTTGGTCTAGCGATATGGCTCTGGCATGGCCTGATTTCAGCGCCGCGCATCTCCGATGACGAAGACGAGCCCTATGGCGAAGCCTCCTCCTACCGTCGAGATCGTCAGCCATGAGCTTCCTGTCTCGCATTCAAGGCGCCCTCCTCCAGCTGTTTAAGCGTGACTGGGCACCACCACCGAAGCGGCCTGAGATCGTGGCCTTGGATGCTCAGATCCGAGCCCAGCGAGCCCGCCACAAGGCCACCCGACCAATCGAACGCGAGAAACAGCGCGTTACCAATGCCGCTCTTGAACGAGGCATCAGCCGATGAGCACAGCAGTCGAGACGTACCAGGCTCCGCACGAGATTGAACCTCGCCAGGTTCAACGCGAGCCCGCCGCTATCATCCAGGTGATCGAGCGTGCCGCACTCAATCCCAACGTCGACATCGACAAGATGCAACGCCTTCTGGACATGCAGGAGCGCATCTTGGCACGCGAGGCGAAGGCCTCATTCGATGCCGCCTTCTCACAGATGCAGCCTGAATTGCCTATCATCAACGAGAACGGCGGGATCAAGAACAAGGACGATAAGGTTCAAAGCACCTACGCCAAGTGGGAGGACATCAACGAGGCAATAAAGCCGGTCCTTGCCCAGCATGGATTTTCCCTGCGGTTTCGCATCGGACAGGACGCCGGCAAGATCGTCGTCACGGGCATTCTCAGCCACCGGGAAGGACACAGCGAGGAAACGAGCATTCACCTGCCGATCGACACAAGCGGCAGCAAGAATGCCGTCCAGGCCGTCGGCTCCACGACGAGCTACGGCCAGCGCTACACGGCGAAAGCGCTCTTGAACATCACGAGCCGCGCCAAGGCCGATCGGGACGATGACGGTGTTTCCGCGGGCGCCGACCTACTGATCTCGGACGATCAAGCCGAGCAGATCCACAAGCTCATCTCCGATACCGGGGCCGACATCAACAAATTCCTGACCTACTTCAGGATTGAGAGCGTGTCAGACCTCAAGGCGCGCGATTTCGACCGCGCTCGTGGGCTGCTCATCGCAAAGAGGGCGCGCCCATAATGCAGATTATCGATTGCGAACAGGGAACAGAAGCGTGGTTTCGGGCCCGTGCCGGCATACCGACCGCCTCCGAATTCGGCACTGTCATGGCGAAAGGCCGTGGCGGCGGCGATAGCAAGACCCGCCAGACCTACCTCTACAAGCTTGCCGGCGAAGTCGTCACTGGCGAGCCCACAGAATCCTTCACCAACGTCCACATGGAGCGCGGCAAGGTGATGGAGCCCGAGGCCCGCGACTACTACGCCTTCATGAAGGATGTGGATCCGGTCCAGGTGGGGTTTATCCGCAGCGGGCAAAAGGGGTGCAGCCCCGACAGCCTAATCGGCGATGCCGGCATGCTGGAGATCAAGACCAAGCTTCCGCACCTAATGGTGGAAGCGCTGATCCGCGACGACTTCCCACCAGAGCATAAGGCCCAATGCCAGGGAGCTCTATGGGTAGCGGAACGCGAGTGGATCGATATCTGCGTCTACTGGCCCAAGATGCCGCCTCTGATCAAGCGGGCATACCGTGACGAGGCCTACATCTCCGAGATGTCCGCCGCCGTCGACGCATTCAACGATGAACTCAACACCGTAGTCGAGCGCATCCGCTCCTATGGCTCTGTGACAAGGGAGGCCGCTTGATGGCTGGATCAGTGAATAAAGCGCTCATTACCGGCCGCCTCGGTCGCGATCCCGAGATCAAGCACAAGCAGAACGGCGATATCGTCGCCAATCTGAACGTCGCCACGTCGGACGTGTGGAAAGACAAAGCTACGGGCGAGCGCAAGGAGAATACGTTCTGGCACAATATCGTCATATACAATGAAAACTTGGCGAAGGTTGCTCAGGCGTATCTGCACAAGGGCGATCTTGTCCACATCGAAGGCGCGATCCAAAGCAGAAAGTACCAGGATCGCGACGGCAATGACCGCTATATTACCGAGATCGTGCTCCAGAAGTTCCGCGGCGAGCTTGTCATCCTTGAAAGCCGGAAGTCCGATAGCACCGGTGATCAGCCCCGCGAGCGCGTGTCAGAGCGTTCAGCGCCGGCTCGGTCGCTGGCAGAAGACCCCTCGGACGACATCCCATTTAGTCCAGAATGGAGGTGAGGATGAGCCGCGCGCTAGTCGTCATCCGCAGCGATATCGACCGCAGGAAGGCCGCCAATTGGGCAACGAAGGCCCCCTACGGCTGCCGTATCGAGTTCAAGGAAGCGAAGCGCTCTCTGCCGCAGAACGACCGTATGTGGGCGATGCTGACCGACGTTGCGGCACAGACAACACATCACGGCATCAAGCTTTCACCGGATGACTGGAAGCTCCTGTTCCTCGACGCCCTCAAGCGCGAAGTGCGGATGGTGCCGAACCTTGATGGCAATGGCATCGTCAGCCTAGGGCGGTCGTCGTCGGATCTCAGCAAGGTCGAGATGACGGATCTGATCGAACTGATCTTCGCGTTCGGCGCAAGCAAGGGCGTGGTTTTCCGTGATGATGCGGAGGCCGCCTAATGGCCAAGCACACACTCACAGCACAAAAGGCCGCGCTGCAGGTCGCTATTCGTGGCGTCCCGGATATCGCA